AAGTTTGTTAAAGTAACTCAAGACTTTGCGTGACGCAAGTACAAGTTTGTTTCCACTATTACCTGATTCAGGTGAGAAAACATCTTCCATTGCATCAATAAAGTCATCGTATGTTGAAGAAGCATAAGTAAAGGTCTTAATCTTTCCATAAGCTTCTGTGTAGGGTACGATTCCCCATGAACGACGAACAGGCCCTGTTGATGTAGAATCATCTGATCCTATACCAAATAACATTGCATGCTCTAAGTCCATTTTGTGTTCCATTAACTTTTCTTGCCATACTCGCTTGTACTCATTAGATACACCACGATAGCGGGTAGCTAATGAAGTTCCACTAAACAAAGAGATTGCCGTTTTAAATATCTGACAATATCCTTCTCTATCATAGAACTCGTCTTTCCATCCTTCAGGATCAGTTGATCCCTCAGCCCATGCTGAACCTACAACCTGACATTTAGCATCTGCACGATGAATTAACTTAGAAGCAGAAGCTTCAGTTATTTCACCAGAAACAGATGAAGTAGGTTTGTAGACAACTTTTATAAATGTTAGATCAATCTCAGCATAAGCAGAATTGCTTAAATCTGGATCAGCGTTAACTTTATAATATGCAATTGCAGCAGTTTCTGAACCAACGCCAGCATCACTGCCGTTAGCATCATATTCTACTTCAATAGCTACCATTTGCCCAGTTAATATAAAATTAGGGGCAACGGCAGTTGTTACAACACGACCATATTTATCATAAAGACAATCCACCTGCAGGTTAGTAAGATTAAAGTTAGCATCTGTTCCACTATGAGCTGAACTAGTCATAGCTGTTTTAACTTCAAAATTACGACGCTGCCATTGATGACGCTGTTCTAAAAATTTAAAAACAGGATCATCAGTAGTTTTCTTTGCTACTTTAGATAAATATGAAAAGAATGGAGACTGTTTAGGAGCGAGTTCTGACACTTTTTCCCCAAAATTGTACATTCGTCTTGAATGATCAATTGAGGATGACTGCATACCGCCACCAGCGGTTATACTGTATTGATTTGCCATCTTTAACTCCTAGTTAGTTTTAACTCCAGGGATTCTGCTTATTATAGTCAGTAATCATACTGTCTATAATCTTATCTTCTACAGAACCCTCATTCTGTCCAGTTTGAGAAGGCATAACACCCATCGAAGAAGGTATTTGCTGTGCCCTTTTTACCTGTTGAAATTCACCAGATGGTGCATTAGCAGGTTGCTGAGGGGAGCCATATCCTTTATCAGATGCATATAATTTCCAAAGATTATCAAGATTAATCGAAGTAGGATCAGACATAACTCTAACAAAGTCTTCAGCTACTTGTGAATCAACTTTATATTGATTCATAACATGCTGCTTGACACCATTAATTTGCTCTACCTGTTTTGTTTCCGCTTCACGACGCTGAATGTCTTGTTGACGCTCATTGCGTAAATTTTCTCTTTCGTCTTGCATCATTGCCATTTGATATTCGAACTGTAAGTTCTTATGCTCATCCATCTTATCACGCCAATCCTGTTCAGCATGAACAAATTTAGCACTTTCAGATGAAGGATCAGACAATGCCTCATCCATGTTGAAATTATAAGGTTGTTGTGGCTTCTCTGGTGGGGCAGGGAATTCTGGTTCAGATTCCTCTACTGGTTCAGGTTCAGTCTGAGCAGGTGTCTGCTGAGTAGCGAGATGATTAAATTGCTGTTGCAATTGATCACGCTCGTTCTTCATTTTATCAGCCTGAGACTGCCAGTATTGGTATCTTACTTCATCATTAACCTGGGGGACTTCAACATTTGCTTCCTGTTGGGGTACAGATTCTGGCTCAGCAATTGCTTGCTCAGTATCATCTGTTCCTTCAAAAGCATCTGCGACAGACCCTTTTTCACCACCGAATATGACATCATCGACCAAAGAGCCCTCGTCCTGAATATCAACTGAATGAACTTCAGGTTCAGGGGTAGTCAACTGTTCTGTTTCTGCCATAATATCTCCTATTTTTTAGATTGCTTCTTCTTAGGGCTCGAAGAAGGTGAATCTGGTTTTGAGGCCTCACTGACCTCTTTTTTAACTTGCCCTAAAGCGTCATCTAGGCGTTTCTCGAATAGAGTGCCAGACATTTTCGCCCTACCTTCAGTATTCTTTAGGTTGGACTTTGTTTTTTCGACTTCGGCTTTCATTTTGGCGTGATAAATCTCACGCTCTCTTGTCTGCAAGTCTCCTTGCATACTTTTGATAGTTTCAGTTGCTTGCTCTAATTGCGACTGCAACTGTTGTATCAAATCTGTTCTTTGCAGGACACCCTGCATATCGAAGACTTCTGTCTTCTTTAAAACTTCTTGCTTATCAATAATACCTTTTTCATAAGCATCCATGTACATTTCTAATTGTGCCATTCTGTGTGTAGGCATCGTAGAACCTGTAACTACAACTACATCGTACTTTCCAACTGTTATATCATTTAATACTTTAATCTCACCAGAATGATCATCATAAAGTCTTTTATTAACAGTATACTCATTTATAGAATTATTAGGCTGGATAAGTCTAACAATCTTCTGAGTGGTGTATAATTGTTGCATTATTGGAATAGTTATCTGACCTAACCTATTTAGTCCAGCTTCGATATCGGCAAGCTTACTCTTCATCTTACGCTGCCCGAATTCGTCTAAACTTACCGTAGCTTTGTAGGTATGGGGTGCTACAGCAGAATTACCCATTGTCATCTCATATAAACCTAACTGATGGTCAATGTCATTCTTAGCTGTATTCTCATTTGAATATAATTCGTTCGGTAGGGGAGTTGGCTGAACGGGGGTTGGCTGCCCTTGATCAAAATCAACCTCGATGGCTACTCCAGGCTGAGCCCATTTCTGCTCGAACTCCCTCATATCTACCGAACCTGATGGTATTAAAATCTTTGTATTAGTACTAGTGGTGGCATGGGCAATAATAAGACTTCTCGTTTTATTAATGTATTCCTGCATACCTTTTACCATGCGAACATCTGACATAGGATATGGCGTTCTGGTATGTTGGTTCATAAAGAACACAAGGGGATACTTATCGATAGGGAGGATACGAGAATATAAATGTTTATCGCCCATGATCACACATTGTTTAATTCTTTTTGTAGGGACTACAACAACTTCTATTGCTCCTTGTTCTACTAAAACTGCAAATGTTATCTCTTGTATATCTGGTTCTTCAGGTAATTCTAAATTACCTTGTGCACGACCCTGCTCTAATTTTTGCTGGTACATTGTTTGCAGTTGCTTTATCGCAGCCTGAGCCTGTTCTTGCTCAACAACTACTTGACCTTGGATAATCCAAGCTGGTTGCTGTAAATATTTTTTATACTCATCTTCATCTAATAAATCTTCATCACCAGTCATACTCTCGAATACTCTATAATGATCTATCATTAAAGGATAATACCTTTCATATCCTCTAATGTATTCCTTGCTTTCGCCAAAATTATGTATTGTTTGAGTTTCTGTACTTTCAGGCCAAGTTGTTTCCCCATCATCTTCTCTACCTGTATTAGGCCTATCTGAAAGAAATGTTTCTGTAGAAGCATTCCCAATAGCTTTCTTATACATTGGGTATAATGCTTTAGCCTGGTCTTTTGTATAAAGTCTTGATATAATTACATTCTCAGCATCATCACAAAAAGGATGCCTTGAATTAGGATCGATATAAACATCGAGTGGGTCTATATCATGAATACAAACTTCTCCTTTACCCATATCCATCATTGGGTCTATAGAGACAAGTGCACATCCAAGTCCAGTTACATAATAATCATCTACCACTCTTCTTAATACAGTATTCCCCTCTGATATCTGCCATATATATTCTAATAATCCATTTATAGCCTGAGCTACTGAATTATCACTATCTTCTCTTGGAGATACTCTGAATTGTGGTTTATTAGCAGTAATTAAAGCTTTTGCTGCTTCTACTGCGGGATGTATACGGTTAACAACTAATGCAGCCTGGCCTCTCTCTTCCAGGATACGCTTTTGGTCAGCTGTCCATTGCTTTCCTAGTCTAAATTCCCTATCCTCTTGAGCATGATTTGCCCAGACTTCACGCTTTTTTGAATATGTTTTCCACACATCATGCGTTTCTTCTACGAGTTTTTTGCCCGATTTCTGTGATTTTGAACTGTAAGCCATCATTTAATATTAACACTTACATAGTTAACCAGTCAAGTAGTTTATTGCTTTTTACTTCAACTTCTGCTTTAGGGTCAAATTCATCCCTTTTTACCCTACAAGGCCTTGATCCTTCAAGTGCTGTCCATACCGCATCCATGATGTCATCATTCTTACCTCTTGGATAAGATAAGAACTCTTGCTGTGCTGTCAAGTCTTGTGGTCTAAAGAAGAACTCTCCTTTTGCAAAGAATGGTACTAGTGATAGTAACCTTTCGCTCTTTCGATTCCTTGGTTTCACGCCTTTCTCTAATCCTGGTATATATAAGTTCTTTTCGAGCATCAATGCTCTTGTTGCACTTCTTAACGCTTCTTGGTATGCAACAGTTTCAATTTTCATTCTTTTTGGATGGAATCTTTCATAAATATCAATAATCTTTTGAGGTTGTTTCGCAGGATCGAGCCTTTTCCTAAAAATGTCGATAACGTACTTATTATTATCAGCATCAATAGCAACGGTAGCAATAACAAAATAGTCAGCACGGGCACTAAGACTAGATGCAGGATCGACTCCAGTGTAGAGTTCGACTGGTATAATTTTCTTTTCATCTCCAACTTCCCTTACCAAACAAGGTTGGCTGTTTATTCTTTCAAAGTCATAATGATGTAAATGAATATAGTCAGGCTTAAATGGAGCATCGTCTGGAGATTGAGCTATATTCATGTATTCTTGGTAAAATCCATTGATATTACCAACGCTCTCAAACTCACTTTTTATCTGTAAAATTCTATCTTTCGGAAACCTTTCGGGCCATATACTCTTCTCATCGTCATCCCATATACTGTACCATAATGTCTCCCAAGCAGGACTATCTTTAGCCCAATATAAGAAACAATCTTCAGAAATCACAGTACCAATCATAATTATTCTACCATCGTCTGATAATGATGGTATCACTGCTTCTGTCATCCACTTCCTATTCTTAGTCCTACCCTCAGGAGTAAAAGCATTTAGCTCAGATTCAAAGTCATCAACAATGATAACATTAGGTCTCGTATCACCCTCAATAAATCCACGAACCCTCTGTCCAGTACCAACAGCAACGATACGGGTACCATTTCTTAATATGATATCTGCACCAGTCCATCTTTTTGCAGTCTTAGAACTGAAGTCTCCAAATATCTGTCTAAAATTATCACTATGCTCTAAGTGGTACTTAATCCTTGATAAGAAGTTTACTGACTGAGCTTGAGACTCAGAAACAACAACAATAAATAAATCCTCGTCTGGTTTTTTATATGCTATCTTGTAAAGAGGAAAGATAAGTGAGCACACTGTACTCTTAGCAGTTCCTCTAGGGGCTGCAATAAGTACACGCTTTGTACTATCATCTTTTAAATTTTTATATATATCCCTATGAAAAGATGGTGTATCCTTAGCCAGTGCAGTCGGAAAACAATATTTCCCAAACCATCCAATATCTCTCTCAAACTCTTTCCTTTCCTTATCGAGAGCGTATGCTGATTCATAGTTAATATTTTTTGTTAGTCCTTTTTGGACTATTGCTTCCATTTTTACGCTTCCTCTTGCTTACTTTCTTCTTTTTTTTCTGTTGTCTGTTCCAACCCATGCTTCTCCTCCGTTTGCGTTGCTTTGAATAGTTTTTTCTTTTCCTTGATATCTGCTAGTTGACTCTCTACCGTAGAAGCTTCGATCTGCTGGGTAGTAACAATTCTATTCCCCTTCCCCTTCATATCATTCATATCCATTAATTTATCTAATACGGTCATAGCTGTCTTTGGGTCACCCTCTTTGCCCATACCATCTCCATCCCAATTCATCACTTTATCTAGAACAGCTGCAAGTGCTCTGGCAGTATCTAATTTCCCAATTGGGTATTCTTCAACTATCTTATCAAGTTCGTCTTTAGTCATCTTTCTGAAAACCTCCGTTCTCATTGTTTTTCTTATTGAATATCTTTTTGTATCTGGTAAATGACCATATACCATGTTGATAGCAGCGGCCTTTGTCATCCCAGGCTGTGCCATTAAGTGTGCTAATTTTTGATAATCATCACGATTCTTTATATGTTTTCTTACATCGTTCTTCCCGCTGGCTGTATAATTATTCATTCTCCCAGCGGATTTAACATTATCACCACTTGAACGTATAAATGATGGGCCCCAAGGGTATTTCACCTTATAAGCCCCACTTTTCATCGCACTTTTCTTTAGGCATATCCCGACCTCATTGTCAGATGAAACACCATATTCACCCTCTAAAACATCAAAAGGGTGCTTATACGACAAACCCAGCTCATCCGCCTCATCTCGTGAATAAACTGGGTATTCTTTTCCAGATACTATTTCGTATCTCACAAATAAAAGTTACTTGCCTCTTTGAGTATATGCACCACGCACAACTTTAGGGGCTTCTTCTTTAACTTTCTTTGCAGCTTTTTTTACGGTTTTAGCTGCTTTCTTTTCTTTAGCCATTTTTGACTCCTTTAGGTTTCCATTGCTCTTCTAATCCAACCGACAATAAAATCAGCCAGCTTAGGCTTTCTACTTACTAGGTCAGTATAGTACAGTATTCTATACACTTTTAACCTAGAATCATCAATTTTCTTTGATTCTCTAATAGTATTCCTACCTATTAGACCATCGACTACTAACTTGCATCCTTTTGAATTACAAGCCTTCTGTAAAATCTTTACAGCTCTACGCTGTCCCATATTGACTACCATATCAAAATATGTCTCTTGTAAGCAGCCTGGAAGAGAGGAAGCCTTAGAAGGATTCCAATAACTCTTCTCATATATCTCAATAGCTCTTCTCTTGGTAAGATTCTTTATATTCTCCTTAGGATGGCTACGCTTGGCTATGCCATACTTAGTTTCTCCACCAGGATCATTAGGATGATTAACATATCCACCCTCTCTAGCAAGAATCCCCTCTACTAAATCTCTAAATTGCACTATTGTTGCCTCCCATTAATTCTACCTTTTAAATAAGCCAGATCATCGGTCACATCGTTCAATTCTTTCACAATGTCTTCTCGATGTCTCTGACTAGTATCATCAGACTTATTCCAGCGGTCTAACATCTTTAATATAATCGACTCACAGTTTTCAATTGTACCTTCAATTCTCCCAATATCAACTCTTATCTTGTCTAAATCTTCATTTTGTATCTTTTGGCTCTTGATTAGGTTCATAATCATCATTACAAATAATGATACTATTATGCCAATCGCACCGTATTCCATATAAACTTCCATCATACCCTTTTATCCTTACATTCATGGTATTATTCGTAGCCCATTTCTCCAAAGGAAAAAACAGAGGGGCCCCTCTAAAACGGTACTTCATCAACATCAGCATTAACGCTCGCATTGTGCGAGATTTCGCCATTATTAAGACTCTCGAAGAGCCCGACGACTCTATGGTAATGATCTTCTCTTCTTGTCTGAGCCATGAATCCCGTTATTTCTTCCATATCTTTATAAATCTTTTGATAATTCAACGATTCATCACTCTTAATATAGTCATTAATATTCAAACCAGACAATAAAATTCTCCTATCTACCCTGACCTCTGTATCTCTTGATATAACGCTTCTTAGAGCCTTTGTGAGAGTATTTTGTTAGGGTACTACTACCTTGAGAGGTCTTTTTACCCTGTTTCTTTGGTTTGTAATCTGGTGTATTGTATCGCATTTAAAGCCAAAAGCTTAACTAAGAAGAAATCACTTTCTTTTTGCTTATAATTTATATAATAATAACTACTAGATGCAATAATCAAGTAAAGCTTTACAGCTTTTTTGATAAGTGTTACTATTGCACTACATAAGGATTTTAAAAAAAAATAAAAAAAAATATTTTAGATCAAGGTATAGAATCCTACACCCCTTTTTTCCCAAAAATTATTTTAGATTGGGGTTACGAGATATACAGGTTGCTACACCCCTTCGAAATTCACGGTG